CGTTTCGCAAATTGTTTAAAATTATATTTCATCACGCTTTTTCTTTGACGAATTTGAAGGTATTTATTGCTATGAAATACACGATTCTAAAGAAGCTATAAAAAAGCTTTATGTTGAACTTGCACATATCTGTCACGATTGCGATTATGAAGAATCTGAAATTATAAAAGCTTGCGAAACTTTTTTAAAATCGCGCAAAGATTTAAATGGTTTAATAAAATGAGAAAGCCACGCATACAATCAAAACCTGAATACCGCGAAAGCAATAAAAAAATACACTTGTTTATAAAATGTAGTGACGGCCACGAAAGGCGGATTTTTTGCACTAATCATTGGCGCACTTGTCGTGACGCATTGGCGTACTATAAAGTTACGGAAACATATGAATTTACTCGTGCATCTTTTAAGTGGTGATGAATACCATGAAAACGCGCCCGATTTTTTATAATTTGTTCTTCTTTTCTCTTTATTTTTTAATGATCGTTTTATTTATCCGTTGTTTCTAAAAAGTATTGACACTTTTCTATATTTATGTTTTAATTAATCATCATTTAATCACCGCTCTAAAGGAGCCATCATTATGACGATGTTCTATCAAAACCCAGAAAACGAAAAAGAAGTTTTAGCAGATTATTGCCCTACCGGCTGGAATAAAATCAGCACGGCCAAGGGATCGGCAATTATCAAAGCTAACGCTATTGTAGATTTGAAAGCATTACTTAGCCCTGGAGATAAGGTTTACACAATTTTGCGTAAATGCGCATCTTCCGGCATGTCGCGTCATATTTCTTTTTTTATTATCAATGTTGAAAACAAACCCCATGACATAAGCTGGCTAATGTCGCGCGCGCTTGATTATCGCCAAGGCGAAAAAGGTGGTTTAATTATTTCCGGTTGCGGAATGGATATGGGTTTCCATCTTGTCTATAACCTGTCGCGCGTTTTGTTTAAAGATTCGACCGATAAAAAAGATGCGGGCTATTCATTAAATCAGGAGTGGCTGTAATGAATATATTTTATTTAGAACATGGTCACGGAACATCCGGCCCGTTTCGCACCGAATCAGTGACCTTTAAAGAATCAGGCGCGGCACAAAAAAGACGCGGGAAAGTGACGGCAACCCGCTTCATGGTTTCGGTCGATTCTCGCTGGTATCGCGTCTATTCAGATCATACGCACGGTTTATCGTTTCCCCATTTTATAAACTTTCAAGGCGCGCGTATTCGCGTTAATGGAGTGTCGCCATGAGCAATATATTTCAAGTTATCGGCAAAAAAGTAATCGTGTCAAGACTTGGCGTGCGTTTGTTCAATACCCAATGGCCTTGTAGTAAATTGAAAGTGAGCCGTCATTATTGGTTTGAATTTGATGAAAACCAAGAAATAATAGATACGGACGTACCAGAACATTCAGACGGGCCGGAGGCCGTGGCGCTTGGCGATGACTGCAAGCATTTTTTATTTGACAATTCATTACCGGAATGGGCCCAAATATGAACGATAAAATCACCTATCATAGAAACCCAACGCCAAGCGAAATTAAATTCGGTTACGGGGCTATCCATTATGCCGATTTTGATCGGGAAGAATGTACCAATCCAAAAACCGGCAAACTAAAAAAATGGTTTGTCTCCCCTTATGATGGCCTGAGGTATTACAGATGAAAGAATTTATTAAATTAAAAGTCACAGAATCAGAATTGTCTGTAATTCTGTCCGCGCTAATGTGCGAAGAAAAACGCCAACTTGATATATGGAACGATAGAGAGAATGCAACTATTGCGCGCTCTCAAGCGAACCACGAAGCAAAAATGTTAAACAAACTTACAAACGAATTGATGGCTCAGCAAAATTCAAGACTACAACCATGATCGAGAAAAAGCCCTGCATTAATTCTAGTCCGGCTGATTCCGATACATGTGCTGAGATTTACAATTGTTGCGATTGTGGCGGCAACGATTGCGGGTGCGCTGGTTGTTACAGTTGCCACGTTTGCGACAATTGCAAGGATGATGAAAATGATCGAGAAAATTAACGCTTTCGAGAAACTACTAGAAACGATGCGCGACAATCCACAAACCGATGACATAACGGCCCAATGGCTTCACAGATTGTTAGGCAACGTACGCAAAGTTCATGGCATAGCGCGACAGCAACAATTCAGCAGACCGCCAACGCCTAACGGCGTAACGCCAGACATGATGGGGGATTTACGCGAAGCCGTGCGCACCATAAGCAAAGCAGCGGGCGTCAATAACTACGAATTATATGGTAGTGGTGGGTTCCGTATTGAATGGAAGAACGGACTATGAGCGCGCGCTATCAGGTGTTAAAGGGGTCGCAGTCGGGCCATTGCTGCTTTAGCTTTTCAGTTATCGACACAGAACGCGCCGCGCCGGTACCAAACTTGCCGGATTTTCATATGGGTGAACCGCGCGTTTATCTCACTGTCTGCGAATGTACAGAAGAGAATGAAGCGCGCTTGATCTGCGAAGCCATGAATCATTCGCACGTTAAAATACCCCCATCCGTAGAGATTTTATATTATGACACCCAAAGACGTTAGGGACTGGCATTTAAACCGCGCCAATGCGGCCAGGGTTACGCAAAATTTATACCAGCGGCAAGCGGATAGCCCGAACCATTCCGCAAGCCGTGGGCATTGTCTGCGCAGGGCTAATGCTAACCGGCGTAAGGCGGACTTTCACATGAAATGCGCGCAGGCTTTAAGTGTAATGTTATAACATCGCATTGACACTTTTTGTAATGTTATAACGTTTTATCGACCTCTACCCCCTTGTAGCGGAATTTTTGGGCTACCCCCTTGTAGCGGAATTTTTGGAGAAATTGTATGCGTGAGTTTTGGGAAGAATTTTTGTTACCAGTCGGTATCGTATTGGCAATTTTATTTGTTGTTTGTTGGCTTGTAAGTTTGTTTATTAAATCTCAACCAACAATCGAATTGAAAAAGATTCATTGGACTTGCACAAAGGAGCGCGGCAACGATGAAATGATTAGCGCGGTATCAGTCGGCAACGGTGTTGTTGTTCCCATCTACGGTGAATCATCTGAGTGCGTACAATGGACGAAAAATTAAAAGTATTTAGACGCAATGTTATATCTGGTTACAGATCAAGCGGTAACTTAAGCAATTACTATTGCGTAACACTGTCTTGCGGACATAAGAATCAAACTGCTATGGGTAGCAAGGGAAATATACCGAAAACGTCAAGCTGCCATGCGTGCTTGGTGGAAAGTAAAAAAATTAAGTAGTACTATCCCCCTTGTAGCGGAATTTTTGGGCTACCCCCTTGTAATGGAATTTTTGGAGAACGACATGCTAGACCTTAGTAGGAAAATAATTGAACGTGCCGATGCAGACAACTTGCCGGAAGATCACGAATTAAGAATCCTGGTGAAAGAATTAGAAGACGCTCAAGAAAAAGGCGTACCACATAGCGAGCTTAATGCTAAGTGGTACGCCGCATTTAATATGTTTGATGAGTATGAAAAATCAACACTCTAATTTATTGAAAGTTCTTTTCCAAATGTTACATGGTTTGCGCTCAAGTCTTAATTGTTTGAGCGCTTTTTCCACAATAATGATCCCGCCCTTTTTATCTTGCTCACTTTGAAAAAATGAGTCTTCTAGTTCTAGTGCACACTCATCATGTGAGCCGTTTGTCTTGCTCAACTCAACACAATAAATTTTACCGTTACTTAGGACTCTCGGCTTCAACCTGGTCTTGACGCTGTTCAACATCGCGTCCAAATCGCTCTCTTGCGATGCGTCTTTCTTTGGCGAGCTTACGCAAGCTGTCAGGACGAATGCCATCAGCCCAATTACGCACAACCGGATTGGTTTGATATTCTTTAGCATAACTTTCTCCATAAACATTTTTTGCACCAATGACACCTGTGTCGATAGCGTCAGCTTTCTTTTGCTCTTCGGCACCATCGGAAATAATGTTACTTGTAGCGTTTATTTTGGCTCCACGTTGTTCACCCACAGCGGCGTCCGCTTTCCATCCCGCAATCTTTAACCCAACAATGGTGAGTGTGACCGCCATTACCAAAACAATTACCAATGCAATTATCACTTTTACTTCTTTGAAAGCATCCATATTAATCTCCCCAAGGAGTGAAGCCAGTCGGACTAGCATACGGCATTCTGTCGGAAGTAAATGCCATTTCGCAACCGAATGTGTTTTCAGCAGACGTTACAACAGGGAACAAATCAAGAGCGCCAGTGTAAGTGCAAGACTCGCCGGTTCCTGCCACCGGATCACCTGACCAAACGTTATTTTTTCCGACCCATACTTTTTTGGTATTCGCATTTAGCGCCAACATTATCCAATCTTCCGGGCCAGCTATGCCTGTAATAGAGCCAGGATCGGTACCATCAGTAAATGAGCCACCAACATTCACCTGGCCTTGGAAAGCGCCACCGACACGCACTACCATCGCATTAGCGGCAGCTGCGTCGAATATGCCAATTGAAGTAGTATAAGTTCCACCTGTCAATTGAGCAAAATTCCTAACCGCAAACCAATAGAGTCCGCTTCCGCGTGATGTGTTACAAAAATTACCTCTAGTTACACCAGAAGTATTTATCATAGCAAGACTCAGACCATCATAACTGGTATTTAGTTTACTGATACCTGGATACGAATCGCTCATTCTACAAGCGGGGAGAGAATATGAGGCATCTGAAATAATATCGCTTATCGTTTTACCATTTCCACCATCGTAACAATACGAAAGTTGATCTTGATTTATTACGCCTAGACCAAATGCCATAAAGGCGACATTGGCAGGTGAGCTTATCGCAGCGCCTACAGCGCCAATGCCGACACTTTGTGTCGGATTCAAATTAACGTTGCCAGTAGCGATGTCAACATCCATGACATCGTTTACGTGTTTTATAATTTCACCAGTTGCCAAATGTTGAGTAACTATCATTGTCCATTCCGCAACGGTGTCAGAACTTGTTGCAGCATAAACAGTGCCACCATTTAATCCTCGTGCAACAAAGCCTGTTGAATTTTCACCGATAGAAATTGATTCATTACTACCATCTTGGTATAAAAAACAAATGACAGAAGGATCGACAAAAAACGAAGCTTGTCTAACCATAGCTATCATGAAAAAATCTTTACCATTTGCCCAATTAGGTAAGTTATATGCGGAACGAACATTACCTGTTGATATTGCTCTTCCAAAAGGCGGCGCGTCCACGTAAGCGGGTGTCAATCTTTCATCGGTTAATGGGTTCGGCCCCCAACCATCAACGGTAGAATCTTCTAAATCAAACCAGCTGCGTAATATCTCAAGCAGGCTTGATGCCACTAAGGTCAAATCGATTGGAGAAGGTGTAATAGTTGAAATATTGTCCTCAGACTCGGGATCGACTGATACGGAAGTGACAGTTGCAGTATTCTCATAGGAACCTGTCGATAGAACAGTTGCGACTATTTCCAAAGTAACACTTTCTGTATTTGCCAAAGTACCAATACCTGACCATTCGCCGGTAACGTCATCGTAAGTGCCAACGCTAGGTGTAGCAGAAACAAACGCATAACCATCCGCCAACAAATCGCTAACAACAATACCTATAGCAGAATCGGGGCCGTTGTTAGTAACCGTGATAGTGAAAGTAATATTGGCACCAACAGCGGGCGCTAGTGTATCTGCCACTTTTATAATTTGTAAATTAGATTCCAACACTGGCGGCGCTTCGACTTCCAAAGCACCGTAGCATTGTAAGAAGTCCATCGTAATTGTAAATTGCATGCCGCCAACATTTACAATCTTGTACGAACCTTCTAATGTGAATGTGCCAAGATCAGCGAGCGGCGGTTTCCACAAAAAAGGTGTAGCTTTATTTCTTCGCAAGAAGGAAATAATACTAAGCATTTTAGTCGTGTCACCTGAAACAACAACAGTCCATTTGTTGATTTCAGAATTGATATCGACAACACCTTGCTGAGCGTATTGATCGGCAAACTGGATTTGAAGCGCAGTGAATTCCGGCCCACCTCCCGAGTCCGTATTGACGCGCCACGTAAATTCTTCAGTCACTTTTCTGCACCGGATTGTTTATCTTGAATTTCAAATTAAGCAGATCAAGATTGACGCATTTGCTACCGAGATTTTTTATCCCGGCATCGAAAATGACTTTCAACAATGAATGCTCAGCGTCAGTAAGCGGGGCTATTTCCTTACTCATATCGGTGTCGCCGGTACAGTCCATCGATTGCCAACCGTATCTCTTAGCTCAATGGTAGTGCCAGTGGAATTTGTAGGTAAACAGGCATCTAACTGGGCCTTGTTCGGAACATCGGTAGGGTCAACCGCTGGCGCTGCACGCTCAATAATTCGCTGGGTGGTACCATCGCCCACCGATACCCGATTAGCGCCTGTAGTGAGTGATCCTTTGCCCAGTGCAACAGAATTTACGTGAGCCGCGAAAGCTTGATAGCCTATGGCAGTAGCATTAGTTTGTTCTGCATGGGAAGCGGTACCGAAAGCATTTGCCCCTGAATGATCTGCCACAGAAGCGTAGCCGACTGCCATGGTATAGGTACTAGATGCATTTGCATTTTTACCTATTGCTACAGATTGTCCCCCAGTACCTTGTGCCGAACGGCCAATGACAACTGAATTGGCCGCATTGCAATATGCTTGATGACCAATCGCAACGACATCAGTTGAATAGGCTTTGGCGTAACTCCCCATCGCAACAGTATTATCATAATCTGCTTTTGCGAAAGCACCTGTAGCAGTGGCATTGCTACCCGCCGCTCTGGAAACAAAACCCACCGCAGTATTGTAGTTTTGCGTAGCTTGCGAATATGGCCCTAAAGCAGTTGACATAGTTCCTGTCGCGTGCGCTTCCCTACCACCTGCAAAACTATTTGCACCCGATGCAATACTGTAATAACCCAATGCAGTAGAGAAATTCGCAGACGCCAAAGCTTGCACACCGAAAGCTGAAGATTGCGCGCCAGTAGCCTGTGAATCTTTACCACCAGCTATTGAATTTACACCAATGGCCTGTGCGTTTTTACCGAACGCAGAAGAACCTATACCTGCGGCTCGTGAGTACGCGCCGACAGAAACAGAATTTTGACTTTCCGCAGTGGCATACAAACCCAATGCTGTCGAATAGGTGCCAGTAGCAGAAGCGTAGGCACCCAATGCCGTTGAATATTTCCCACTAGCAATTGACGTTTTCCCGAGTGCAACATTTTCATCTATAGTGAAAGAGCCAACATCCCCGTTGCGACCTTGGAAATAATTTGACAAATCTCCACCGCCACCACCTGAACCTGGTGGGCCGACCAAGCTAACACCTGAGCCCCAATCACCGGCATTTTTCTGGAACAACGTAACGGCTACGCGATTAATATAAAAGTTGCCATTGACGCCAAGAGAGTTATCAGGATCAGTGTCACCAAACAACACGGTGTTACCATCAGCACCATCTTGTCCATCAGCACCATCAGTTCCGTTTGTGCCGTCCGCACCAGCATCACCAGTGTCCCCTTTTTCACCTTGCGCTCCTTGCGGGCCGACAATCCCTGAAGACAGAATATTTAAAAATGCCGCCACTTCTTCTGGAAATTCTCCGATATCGTCCAAGTCATCGCCGGAACCAATCGTAATATCCAATAAGTACATGGGAGTTATTTTTGCACCAACAAGAAAAAGGCTCATGGCGGCGTCACCGATTTTTCAAGGAAGTAAGTGTAGGTTTTGGAAAAACCTGGCAAGCCGCCTGGGGGAGAGAATCTGATATCGATTGCAATCTTTTGGCTTGTCAAAATTGCAGTGGTATCAAGCGTATAAAAATACGTGTCATCAGGTGATGTTTTTTTTACAAAGTTACCGACAATAGCGCCATTAACATCTTCATCGCGAACACTCGATGAAATTTCCCAATCCGTAATATCGGTCAAGTATTCATGTAAACCAGTAAGTTCGTTGAACTTCTTGATTTTCCCGTAGAGAACAATTTGCTCTCCGATTTTGATTGGACGACTCATGGGTTTTTATTCCTACGTTCTGTTCCAACCCAAGGGGTACCGTCTGCATTTTTACCACTAATCCACTGCCACCAAGGCGGTAGATATGGTGTGGTCACAAAAACTAGCGTCAGGCCAAATCTAAAAACGACTTCGTAAATGTTTGGTGAAGTACCATGCCATAAATCATAACCGATAATACCTATCGATCCTGCGCCGACAAGTATGAAACCGATTAAACGAAAATTCCAATGCCAGCCTTTTTGCCATCGCAAATCATGCGCGCGTGCCAACATAGTTGCTGCAATTATCAGCAAGCAAATAATATTTAATATATAAAGCATAAATTACTCCTTGTCCTTTTTCTGTAAAAATGGAACACGATCAAGCCAGCTTCCCGACCTGGCAACTTCCGCAAGCCAAGGTAAAAAGAAACGACCGATAAATGACACGATTGTTCCGACAGCGACTTTGAAGCCCTCGGAAAAAACCATTTTAGGTTGGAAGTATTGGATCACTTCAAACGAAATCGCAGTCAGTGCGCAACCCATTATCACGCATGCGATAAATAAGCCGAACAACTGACTGCGAGTTTCATTACCTTTTGAAAAACTGAATGCCGCGTAGGTGCCTGCACTACATGCGACCATAACGTTCAATCCGACTCCAATATAGGCAACGGAAATATCTTTAGTCAATATTGCCGCGCCTATCGGAAGTATCGCGCAAAGAACGTCTTTCATCAGCTATATCCCCATTAATGTCTTGATTCGTAACAACGCTTTCTTGCGGTCAGAATAACCATTGGGTGTGCCGCCTGCGCTGGCGCTGCCAAGATTAACAGCCTTGGAAACGGATAGCAAATCGTCCTTCAGGGCGTATTTACCAATATCTCCCGAACGCCAATACCAGATTGCAGACAGTAATGCGTCAGGCATGGTGCGCAAAGCAGCAGGGTTTTTCAAAATGCGCAGATCGTTATATACAGCCATGCTATATCTTTTCGCATTATCACGGCCAGTTAAATGAAAAACACCAACACCTGCGAAATCATAACCATCATTAATTTCAGTGTTGCCGAGATTTTTAAATCCCCATTCGCCACCATAAACACAATTGCCAATTGCTTTTACATTGGCCGGTTGCGATGCGCTGCGCCCGTATCTTTTCGCGTCCTCTTCACTAATCCGATGACGTGCAAAAGTTTTCAGCAAACCTTCAACCGAGTAGTTCAAATTTTCTGCAAACTTTGTGAAGCCTAAAGTTTCCACAGAAGCTTGTGCAAGAAAGTGAGCTATTTCTAATTTGTTTGTAAATTTTTGCTCACCCATGATGGTTTGAAATTTAATAGCAAAATTTGCTTCGCCCCCTAATTTAACAATAACGTCTTTAATTTCCATGATTCGACTCCAGGTTTGGGTTTAGGTTTGAGTACGGTTTTTTCAGACTGTCCAGAATAAATATCGTGAAACTACTTTTATGAGATTTTATAAAATATAATTTAAACCTCCTATCTATAAATAACTCAAACCTAAACCTATCAACACTATTTTATGTAATATATGTATAAAAAATAAGGACTTAGCGTTTTAAACCTTGGGTTTGAGTTAGGTTTGAGTTCGGCAAACTCAAACCTTTTGTGAAAATAAAGCAATAAAATCAATAACATAAAATTTCAGGAAATAATGAAATTATCAACTCAAACCGATGATTTATCCAAAATAGCCCTAATTTCATCGTTATTATCTGAAATACCATTTTTAACCCAAACCGTATGAGTCGAATTCCGCCATTTAACCTGTTTTTCTAATTTTGAAAATCCCATCCTGGTCAACATGTGATTTAAAGCAGCACCTTTTGGTAGATCGAACCCATCTTGGATAGCTTTAATTTTCATAAAATTGGATAAACAACTGCTGGAAACAACATTTTCAGTAATTCCATGAGCGCCCATCGTTATTATTTGTTGTGCTACAGATTCAGCATCATCAACACTGGTTGCCATCATTCTTAAACGTTCTGGTGTCAAAGGTGCCGATGCGTCTTTCTTGAACTCATCACCTATTCGAATTGATAACAACCAGGCTCGCAATTCGCCACCACAATTAATGCACGCGTAATCGATTGCCTGTGTTCTTTGTTCCCAGGTTCTCTCATCCAAAGAACATATGTCCCACATTTGTTGTAGCGATGCCCAAGGAGTGAATACCACCATCCAACGCCGATCAGTCTTTTCCAATGGTAAGCCGTCATTATGATTCGAGTAGGCGAAATGGTTTGTCGTGTTGTAGGCCATGTAGCCCACTGAACCTTTAGGATTGATGCTAACAACATTGTTGGTAATAAATTCTTTGGTTGCATTGTAAACCTCGTAACGTTTTTTACCCGTAAGCCAAATTTCTTCGATCAAGTTTACAGCAGCGCCAACGGCCCAATCAGTAAAACCGCCGCTATTCATGAGCGTTGCATTGCCTGTGACTTTAACGTTGCGATAACCCATAGCGGATCGAAGCACGGCACCAGACAAACTTTTACCATCACCAGGTGTTCCTTTAATGATGGGCGACCAGCGAACTTTCACGCCAGGCTTTTGAACGTTATGTGCCATCCACCAAAGTATTTGATTGAAGACATCGACCCTTTTTCCACACATATCAAATAAGTGCGCTTGAAATTCAGCAATGCCTTTAATACCGGCTTCCGAATATTGTGTTGCTATTTCCGGCAAAGAATTTTCGTTGTAAATGTTCGCGTATTCCAATCCGTCCCACACGAAATACATGGGCTTATCGGGACGATACGAAACTTTATGCACTGTGCGCATACCCCAACGATGCAAGGCCCACTCCACGGCATTTTCACGAGAGCCGCTATCTCTGATTGGCATGAGTCTGCCATATTCCGCAATGAACCCCTGGTACGTTAGCTGCGATCCGTTTTCCATATCATAGAAATAGTCACCGTCTTTAACGTAACAATGTTTTTGTACCCATAGTGGTGCTTCGTTATTTCCGGAACTACCTTGCACCATTGGTGGACAAACCAGCGCGCGCAATTTTGCCACTGGCAACTTCGCGTCCCACATGTCCAATTGTTTGTTGATGCTGCGAACAAGTCTTTCGCATAGCGCAGATGGAATTTTAGCATCGCGAATTAAAGGGATCACGATGTTGTGCATTTCTTCCAGCGTCCCGCAACCAGAAATTTCATCCAGTAATTCGCCGACACGTTTAGTTGTTTCCGCAGAAATAAATTCGCCACTTTTAATTACTTCAAGTGGCGCTGCATACATTTCAAGTTGTGTTGCGACTGATCGGATAGGTTCTTGGTAAACGTTTTTACAAATTCGACATGCGTTTTGAATGGTTAGCATCAAGTAGGTTGAATCGCGGCGCGCGCTATCCCATTTCTCACGATACAGACCAGACTTGCGCATTAGCCTGTCGATGCGTGCAACATCGCATCCCGTCCAAAAGGCAAAGTAAGTGGCTAATGCCGAATCGTTTTCGCTGGTGCTTTCAACTTCACCGTTCCACAATTGCGCGAATGATGCTTTGCCGCCAAATGCCGACTCAGCACTTTGTTTTGCATTCAATGCACGTTTTATTAATTCGTCATCATCGGCAGGGCCGCGCCACTCAGGACGTGGGCCAATACCAAGATCGATTTTTTCATGCGGTGGAAATCGCAGCGCAATTAAATTAGCGACTTGTTGATCGTTAGACCAATCGGCATCACCTATCGCACCATTACCGGAAAATGTAATGGGTTTGTTCGAGCTATAAAATTCCAAGTGCTGTCGAAGCACGTCATGGTTGCGATGCTCGATAGGCGCGCCGCCCCATTTTCCGATGACGTGTGCGCCGTTACCACTTGCACTGATTTCCATAAATGCGCCACTGAAAGCGGCAAGCATGCCGGTTGCAAGTTTGTTGAATTGCCCATTCTCAACGCACTGATCCAGATCGAAACACCAGTAGCCGCAATCGGCAGTGAGCATGAAACCAGGTGCATATTTGAGCGCCGGTTCACTGGGCAGTTTCGATATCGCCCCAATTACAATATCGTAGCTATTCCAATGAACCGGCAAGCTAGCATCGATCTTATATTTGCTGCCGTCAAGGCCGCATGGGTGCTTCTTGTATCGAGCCTCAGTACCGTCCCAGGTCAAACGCATGATAACCCACTGAGGGATCAGCCGGAGGCCACCTAGCGTCATTCCCAGGCTCCCCGCCACCCCATGAAGGTAGTCATGTCAAGCGCGCCCAGACCTGGAGCTATAAAGTGCTTGCCGTCCCAATGCAAGGTCAGAATGTCCGGCTCAATAGGCTGGAATCGACACTGGTACGATCCTGGCTCAATGGGTCTTGTGTGCCATAGGTGCCAAGGAGATATGCGCGTGTGGGGCCATTCAATCGGCTTGGTATCTGGGCCGATTTTCTCGAATACCCCATTGAGAAAAGCATGCACGGAACCACACTTGTAGCAGCGATCCGGCGTGGGCCGTGACCAGGTAGCTTTCAGGTATTCCGAAAAAATAATGGTGGTACCGCAACGTGTGCATTCATAACTGTTTTTCACAGTTCCACCTTTTCGTCAGTGTCATTGCCAAGCCTGCCGAGACTGCCCCGCCAACGTGTGTCCAATGGGAAACGTCAGGCAGCAAGCCTAGCACTTGCAAAATGATTTCGGCAAGTACAAGCAATATCAATAGCACATCAGCACGAATTGGAATATAGAACAGTCGAATTTTGCGCGTAGGAAATAAAACCGCATAGCCCGTCATTAGTCCAAACACGACACCGGATGCCCCAATTGCACTAACACCTGGCTGTAATAGTTGTTGAAATGCACCGGCACCGATTGCCATCAGCAAATAGTATTCGATAAATTTTCTTCGTCCCCAATGTCGTTCAAGCACCATGCCCCAAAAAAATATTCCGATCATATTCACAAGAAGGTGCCAGATATTTAGGTGAATGAAACTGTATGTAAAAATGTTGATCGGAAACCATCCAATCGGTGGAATGCTCATTATGACGTTTAGTAAAATAATGTACGGCACAAAACTAAACTTGTATTTCATTTTTAATCCTTTGCAAGCAAGCCAGCAACCAGTCCAATTGTTCAATGGGGAACGCTGCGGCATCGCCATGAGAGAAAATAACAATAGCGTCTTCGACATTAGCATCAAGCGATACCATGTATTCAAAACCACTGCCATCCGAATAAAGATGTCCGAAACTAAGCTTATCAGCACTGAGAAATGTTTGATTCGAGTAGGCGCTGGCCCCGACTTGAGCCGGCGAGCAATTATCACAAAGTTGATTGCCCTGCCAATTTAGCCCGTCTATTTTTATCGAACATTTTCCACATTGCATTGCCATATCATTGCATCCCGTAAGCATTCAAAGCATCGGCGATCTTTTCAGCGTCTTGCTGCGTATCGCACGCACAGATCGCATGTCCTGGTAATTTGCTGAATGCAAGCGCTTGCATAGTGGTGTCGATCACCAACCATTCGCTTAGTCCAAAGAACAATTGTTTCTCATGCACAATGTATCTCATTATTTGCTCCTTGAATGTTTGCGACTTAGATTTCGCATGATTTGTTTTTGTGATTGATCGCGCACATTTATTGCGTGCTTTTTAAATGTCGCATCTTCAACCATTTGCTTTGCCATGAGCCCAATAGGAGTAATCTTTTTTCCGTTGACATCTAGTAGTACATCACCATGCATCATTTCGTCAATCATCATGGTATAGGTTGCCCCACTCATATGTTGCATAGGGCTAATGTCATACATGAACAGACCATGTTTCCCAAGCAACACGAATTGATACGTCTTTATAGGTACCGTTCTCAAATTTAGAAATATAGGCCGCACCTTTCAGGCTACATATTAATGATTCAAAAAGTTCACGCTCACTCATTTAAATTTCTCCCCTAAGCATTCTTTGGCTTCCAGCGTATCGCGTAAAAGTTCTATGTGACGTGGCATTTCCACTGCAACGCGAACACCCTTGGCGGTTTCTCTTCCGATAGCCACATGGATTAGTTCGCCACTATCATTGTTATACAGTGTGAATGTATCGCCTGTTTTATAGTTCAGGACTATCATGCGACAAGCCCTTGATAAGGTGCCACGTTCAAGTGCGTAGGTTGAGCAACTACAAACATGATATCGCCACCAAATTTCAATTCACCATTGGATTCAAAATGTAAAATCTGAGAATTGGCAAGGTGAGCAAATTCGGTTTGCCCGATGTAGATGCAAACGACTTTTCCAGGGTTATCTGCTTTGACTCTGATCGCACTGAGTCTAATTTGATCGCCCAAATTCATCGCATGCACTCCACGTACACTTCGGCAGCAAAGTCATCCACAGCACGCTTCTGGTACTCTTCGCTCAAATAGCGCGTGCGACCGTAGGCGATGATAACCATATCTCGCCCTTCTTTACTCTTGGTCAATGCGAGAACTTCTTCAATGGGCATGCCTGCTTGTCTGCCTTGCATGATCGCACGACCCATCCTGGTGTACGCTAAGCATAATTCACTATCGCGTTGCACAGGCGGTTTGGCGAAGCATGCCGTTGAGAAAAGCAACGCGGCAACCGTGAGTAATTTTGCAACTCGTACCAGGCTGTAACGTTTGATCGTGAGTAATTTTGCAACTCGTACCAGGCTGTAACGTTTGATCGTGTGTTTGATTTTATTCGGCTCGGGTAATGGTGCCACTTGCGAATTTTTTGTTTGGATGGATTGCACGAAATAGCGTGCTGAATTTTCAAGTGCTTCAAATCCGCACCCTGTCAATTCGATTTCATTGCCGCGAAAATAAGGTCTATCGTTCATGTAACTGTCTCCGACTATCGTTAATGTGAAGTCAGTAAAACATAAAAATAAAATAGTGTCAACACAAATAAAAAGCCCCGAATTAGTCGGGGCTTTTCAATAACTTGGCAACGTTCAATTATGGTAGTGGCGGCAAGCCTGACAAGGGCAATGGTGGCGGTGGCGGCAAAGCGTCAATCACAAGTGGTGGAGCTTTTGGCATGCGTGCTGCTTTTTTAGGCGGCGAAATAGAACTCGTTACCGGCTTGTTCGATACTGTCTTTACAGACTTTTTTGCAACCACCTTTACTTTTGGATTTACGATTTGCTTTTTTGCAACAGGTGGTTTTTCCTTGTCATGCGAACGTAATTTGGCACCGATTGCTTTTTGTTTTTCAGCAGACGGTTCGACAACACCTGCTTTCTTTGCGGCGCGCGCATAAACCGCTTGTGCATCTTTGGTATTACCGAAATAATTCGTCACCAAGGGTTCCGAAACTTTGGCAGCAGTCGCCACCATTCGGCGTGTGATATTTTTTGAACCGTACTTGCCGACCAATTTGATTGCAACTTCAAGGATGGCCGCTTTGCGTTCTTTGGCAGTCATCAAGTCTTTATTACTCATGTGTGTCTCCTTAAAAATTAAATGAACCTGGGCCTGTGCAGAATGCAGCATCGCCACCTTTTGATATTACAAAATTACACCAACTTAATTGCGCAGTTTCATGCGCATCGCCACAAAAAACCCATCCTTCTTTTTTAATCTCACGACTTACAAACTGGCCGATGGTTTGACCGACATGTTGCTGCGCGATAAGTACAGGTTTGATACCAATTAAATCGCCCGACTTTATTTTTTCATTCTGCTTCTTGCTTTCGTTCGCCAAACCATAGCGAACAGGAACACCGCGACTATCAAGTAAAGCCCCAACATTGTTTCGTGTGAGCCAGATTCCTTTTTTAGCAGCTTCGATTCGGACGAGCGATTGCTGTAATGCTTCACTTGCTGTTCCCTCGTCCCCTGGCAGTGGGGCATGATCTACGCCAAGTCTATTTCTCAAATCGAACATAGCAGCGTCCGATATGCCCCACTGCCGCGCCCAATCGTCAAGGTGCATTTACGACACCAAAAGGAACAACGTACCATTCAAATGCTGGATGTTGTTCTTTAAGTAGATCGCGTCTTGCATTCGCGTGCTGTTCGTCAGAATACAATTTAAAACTTTGCATATCTTCCGTGACCTCGAAAAGTACGAACACGTCAAACTTTTTGAAAACTACACCGTACATGCTTTCACCTGATTGATTGGGATTTTCTTTTTGATACGTTTGCCGCAAAGAGATTTTACAAATACTTCAATCGGCTTTTCGTAATCTACCTGACTGCAAGTCCAAAGCACTTTCCACTTTTTACCATCTGTCGTTTCGACTACTTGACCATCTGCAAATTTTCGCATTTGTCCTCCATTTGAATTGTTGTCGGTACTTTCCCGACTGTCATCTTTGCAAAGGTTCCCAGTTATTCATCGTCAGGGGGAACTCCACGGCAGACGATCCAGATGTTAGTTGTTGCAAAGAATCACTAACCCACGGCTCTAAATCTAAAACCCTTCGTATCCGATTTGAACGGATGGTGAGTAAAGCCGCTTTAGGCGGTGACTACACCGGAAGGTAATTCCGACTTTACCCATCTATACCCATCAACCTTAAACCACTCAGTCAACGAAGTGTATCAACCAGTTCCTTTGGCGGGGGAGGGCTTCCGGCCCTGGTTGACGATTTGGACTCTACTGCTACTTTTTAATTGTGTCAACTACTTTGTCACTTTTTCAATAATCTTGTCCCGCAGCTTCTTGGCTTCCGCCGCGTTAAGTGCCTTTGCGGCCAATGTGTCAACGCCGTATGTCAGGAAAAACTTGCGGTTGTTTACCCGCTCGTTAATGTTAGGCGGTAGCACAAGCGACATGGTTTGCCGCAATTCATGTTGCGTGTGTTGACGCTCTTCATGCCGCCTGCGAACAGCAGCAACTACTTCCGGCCCAACGTCACGCGGTATTGCGCAGAAGCCATCGAGGCGTTGTACTTCACCAAACAATTTCTTCAACATTTCTTCGGTGTACAAATGCAAATCACCATCGACATATTCTGGTCGCGAACGATCAGCTGGTGGATCGGGTTCTTTTCCACAGAAGGGGCAGGCTGGATAAATGCGTTCGTAATATTCCATGCAGGCTTTATTATCGCACGCGCGACCTGGAATGCGATCAGGATTTTTATTTGAACGACCTTCAAGCGACCAAGGCGTGTCTCTCCAATCAGGAGGCCCATAGTGTGTGATAGTGTTGCCCACCATGTCGATCACTATTGCGTAAGGCTTCGCGCTTTCGGCAATGTGTTTCAATCGTTGCGGTACCGAAAACGTATCCCATGCCCCGTGCAAAATTTTACTAATCATCAAGCGTAGCGATCTGCCCCATTGCTGCGTGAACAAACAGCCCGATGCAGTTGGTCGCGCCATAATGACTAATTCCAAAGCAGGTACATCGACACCTTCGCCAAATAGATCAACGTTCATCACCATCAATATTTTTCGTTCGGCTAACTCACGCATCGTTGCCCGCCGTTCGATGTCAGGTGTATCCGCAGAAACTATTTTTGCGGGAATGCCAGCAGCACTAAATGCGTTTGCCATTTTTGTAGCTTCTTCAACATCGACACAAAACGCAATGCCGATTTTACCCATCGCATGTTCTTTGTAAGTTTTAACTGCGTCACCAATAATTCGAGTATTGGCTTTTACTTTGCGAACGGTCTGATCGTGATTGTACTCGCCAGTGATCGGACTGATATCAACATCAGTCATATCGAAGTCAGATGGTTGCGCCATGATGACGCGATAGCCGGTAAGAAATCCGTTGTCGATCATCCAACGTAATCGTGGCCCTTCAATCAATGCGTCAACTAGACCGGCAGAATGCGAACCCAATCCTTTACCATCGGTACGTTCTGGAAATGCGGTTGGAAACATGCCGCGTGCATTGGGAAAAATACTAAATGCTCTACCCCATTTATTTTCACGAAGAACGTGATGCCCTTCGTCTTGAAAAACCATATCGACACGTTCTGTCCAACTACGCGGAAGTTCTCTACGTAAAATAGTATCAACGCTTGCCACTTTCCAATTAGATCGAGTGTCGTAATAAGATCGGCCGACCTCTTCCATGTGCGCAGTTACAATTCCTTTGATGACCTGTTTGGGTGCAATGATGTCGTGACGAACACCTTCTTTGGCAAGTGCGATTGACAACTGCATATTTAATTCTGATCGATGGGCAATAGCGCAACCATAGCCCCCATGATTTCTGGCAGTGTCACCCATCAATACTGTTTTACCGGCACCTGTTGGCAGCACTGGCATAACACACCTTGCTCCTTCATCCCAAGCGTCATAACAGCCTTGTTGTACTTGGGCCTGGAACGATCTGAGTCTTGTCATATAATCCCTTGAGTTGACACTATTGCAATTGTGTCAATAGTAGAGTAATGTCCGTTCCGTGGCAAGTCCACGTAACCCACTTATAATTGGAGCAGCACATGAGTAAATTGATTCTTTTCTCCCTCGCAATCAACGCAACACCCGCAGATGTCAATGAAGTGATCGATACCATCCGCCGCACATTCAATGTTGAAGCCGAAGGTACCGTTGCACCGGCAGCAGCACTCGCAGCACAAAACACCAACGTTGTAAATTTGACACCGGCTGCAACAGGTGAACTCGATTCGAAAGGCATGGCATGGGACATGCGCATCCATTCGAGTAGCAAAGGTAAAAACGCCGATGGTTCATGGCGCGGTAAAAAAGGTTTGGATGAAGCAACTAGAAATGCAGTCCTGGCCGAAATCGCTGCCACCAAGTCTTCGGCACCGGCAGCACAATTGCAACTCCCAACACTTCCAGCAACACCAGCAGCATTGCCACAACTTCCCGCCATCGATACGCCGTACACCAAGTTCGTACAATTTGTTGCGGCCAACACCAAGAGCGCGGAAAATCCAACGGGCCGTTTGACCGATGAATGGGTCAAATCAGCGTTGCTTGGTTACGGCATCGCCGAAGGTTCGTTGCCGAATCTCGCACATCGTGCCGAATTGATTGAGCCTATTCACAACGCATTTAAAACTGCGCTGGGCCTGTAAATGTCGTTCGCTCAATACATACGTCCTTCGGGTGCGGGTATTTGGGCAATTTGTTCTGGGTACGCGGCCATGTGCGCCAACTACCCAGAACTTCCCGATGAACCGGATGATGAAATTCGCGAAGACGGTATCGCTTGCCATTGGCTTGTTTATGAAATTTGGAATGGGCGATATCCGCAACTCGATTCATTGTCACCTAACAATCGCATTCTCACGGAAGAAATGTTTGACGCTGCCGATCAATGGATTGATTTGCTTTTGTCATGGGGAGAAACCCAGAATACGCAATGTGAAAAACAAATTTCTTGTGACATTATTTTAGCCGGAATGAAAGGTACTCCGGACGCATTTAATTGGAATGCTTCCACAAGAGTTTTGCGAGTAGCCGATTTGAAATTCGGTTTTAAATTTGTAGAAGTCTGGTACAACTTGCAATTGATTATCTACGCACTGGCGTTGATTGAATACCTCGGCATCAATGGTATCGATGACCAGCAAACCGTAGTTGAATTTACCATCGTGCAACCGCGCTCATATCATCGTGAAGGTGACATCAGAACATGGCGTGTTTATGCGAGCGATTTGCGCGGCTATGCAAACATCCTTCGTGATAAAGCACATGCCGCAACGCAACCGAATGCGCCATGCACGGTCAATCCTGGTTGTCACGATTGCCGCGCGCGTCACGCTTGCATGACTTTCCAGCAAGCCGCATTAACCGCAGTGGAAATAAGTTACCAAGGCTTGCCTTTGGAATTATCACCGGCAGCACTGGGTAACGAAAGGCGCATCATCAAACAATCGATCAAGCGTCTTGAAGGTAGGCTTAGCGGCATCGATGCACAAATACAAGCATTGATTACCAGCGGTACCGTGGTTCCTTACGCGGCTATCGTTCCGCATTATCATCGCGAATGTTACTTACCTGGTGTTAAGCCAGCCGTTTTAAATTTAGGGAAGTATTTTAACAAGGATGTTGCAAAACCAAGGGAGCCGGTCAGTCCGGCCAAGTTACGAAAACTGTTGCCGCCAGATATCGTGGCAGCTTATGCGCATAAGCCGTTGAGCGGTTACAAAGTTGCGACCGCCGATCCACTCGAAGCCGTGAAGAAATTCACAAAACAACCGTAGGAGTTTCACATGACAGTAAATTTTATTAGCCCTGTTGGCCGTCTCGTTCAAGGTGGCGTTAGCCTGAACGACAAGGTTGACGATGATGGTAAAAAAGTTATCGATCCGGAAACCGGACTTCAGATCAAAGAATGTTTCATCGCATTGGCAATCGCAAAAACCGATCCAGAATTACCGGCGTTTTATGCCAACTTTGTTGCAGCAGCGCACGAAGCGCATCCCACTATCGTTGCCGCAAATGGCGCATGCAGCCATCCAAAGTTCTCTTGGAAAATTCAAGATGGCGATGGTGTTGACTCGAATGGTAAAAGCGTTGCCGACAAACCTGGTTTTGCTGGTCACTACATTTTCAAAATGAGTACCCGTTATTTGCCGCGTTGCTTCCATTACGGCAAGTATGATCCTTCGCAGCAAATTCAAAATGCTCACGAAGTCATCAAGAAGGGCTATTACATTCGGGTATCGGGTATCACTCGTGGCAATGGTGTTGCATTGACCGAAGTTAAAAAAGTGCCTGGTATTTTCGTGTCGCCCGACCTGATCGAATTGGTAGGCTACGGCCCTGAAATTGTCACCGGCCCAGATGCAAACAAAGTGTTCGGTGGAGCGGCTATAACCCATACCCCCGCAGGCATGTCCGCAACGCCAACGGTTGCCCCAGCAGCGCCATCAAACGGCTTGTCGCCACCGCCAATGCCAGGTGCCGCTCCGGCGCTCCCTGCGCTTCCTGGTGCTGCCGCATTGCCAGCCCTGCCTACGCTCCCAGGTGCCGCTCCGGCGCTCCCTGCGCTACCAGCCGTGACTCCGGCAATGCCTGCCATGCCAGCAATGTCTCCGGTCGCTCCTGCGGCTCCCCAGTACGCCATGACGGCATCGGCAATGGGATTCACTCGTGAGCAAATGATTACCCAAGGCTGGAACGATGATGCGCTGATCGCACAAGGTCACATGGTACGAATAGCTTAATTTGTTTAACTTTACTGCGGCCTTTAATCGGGCCGCAGTTTTTAATGGGAATAGAAAATGGAAGCCGAAGTCGATACCGAGTGTTACAGAAATTTTTGGTTATTTCGTGCGCTCGATCAGCACGGCAAGTTTCACACTTTCCCAATGACGAATGAAATGCCTCTGGATCGACAAGGCGTTGCTGATTTTCTCTATCAGCACAAAATTTATACGTTCAACGGCATCAACTACGATATGCCGATGATTACGCTGGCTTTGAATGGTGCGACATGTGCGCAACTCAAAGAAGCAAACGATGCAATAATCACAAAAGGTTTGAAGCCTTGGGATTTTTATAACTACTACAATATCCAGCCGCTTGATTATTTGAATCATGTTGACTTGATCGAAGTGGCACCCGGCGTGCGAATCAGTTTGAAACTATACGCCGGTCGCAATCATTCCTTAAAGATGCAAGACTTACCTTATCCGCACGATAAGGAATTGTCGCCTTGGGAAATGTTTAACACGACTGACTACTGCGGTAACGATCTTTGGAACACGAAAGATTTACGGGTAGCATTGGCAGGCGAGATAGCTCTTCGTGACGCATTGACCTACAAATACCAAGTCGATCTGCGAAGTAAATCAGATGCGCAGATTGCCGAAGCCATTATTAAAACCAAACTGACGTTCAAGCCGCAACGCCGATACATTCCGCATGGCTACAATTTTTACTGCGATATTCCCCCACACATCAAATTCGCCACACCTGAATTACAGGAAGTGCTTTCGATTGTTCGCAACGCATCGTTTGTGGTGGAAGACAAAGAGCAAGCTATCGAACTTGGCATTCTCGAAGGTGTGCGTACTGGTGTAAAGATTCCCGATGAACTTAAAAAGATGGTCATCAAAATAGGCAACGGAAAATATAAATTCGGTATTGGTGGATTACATTCACAAGAACAAACTGTTTCTTACTACACGAACGATTATGTCGAATATGAAGACATCGATGTCGATAGTTTTTACCCAACCAGCATTTTGAATGCGAACATGTACCCCGAACAAATTGGCCCAGGTTTCATTCCGATCTACCGTGAGATTTATGATCGCCGATTGTTTTGTAAATCGGAAGCTAAACGTCTTGAAAAGATCGCCGCTTATTTAGACGGTCAAGATAAGAACGATACGATTCATCAGCAAGCGCAAATGACCGTAGAGAACGAAGGATTAAAGATTGTGCTTAACGGCACCTTTGGAAAATTGTTCTCCATGTGGAGCGTTGTTTACGCACCTGAACTTGGCATCAAGGTCACTATCGGAAATCAATTGTCATTGCTCATGCTAATTGAAATGTTGGAACTTAGCGGCATTCGTGTCGTGTCTGCAAACACCGATGGCCTGGTGGTCGAAATAAAAAAAGGCATGCGCAAAATATTTGAAGACGTTGTTAGATGGTGGGAACAAGTTGGCGGATTCACCATGTCGTCTAAAAAATATAGATCGATCCATTTTCGCGATGTCAACAATTACGTTGCAATCGACAGCGATGGTAAGGCAAAACGCAAAGGTGTTTTCGGCCAAGGCGGAATTACTAAAAAGAAACATCCGGAAAAAGAAATCTGTTCCGATGCAGTGGTTGAATATTTACTCAATGGCACATCGATTCGCGAAACGATTAAAAAATGCAATGACATTCGCAAATTCGTTGTGATCCGGCAAGCCAAAGGTGGCGCATGCTATTCCAAAACCGGAGAGTACCTTGGCAAAGCAATTCGCTGGTACTACGGCATGGAGCCTTGGTTCATCGCAACGGTTGGTAGCGGTAATCGTGTTGCCGGATCGGAGTATGCAGTACCGTGCATGCAGCTTCCGCCCATCATGCCGACCGATGTGAATCACGAATATTACATTCGTGAAGCAATGGAAATGTTGAAGGACATAGGAGTAGTTTATGGCCGCGATTAAAAAACTGGAACTCGATTTAATGTCTCTTGAAATTCACATGAATGCGTTCAAGGATTTATTGCTGGAGCGTTACCCTTCGGACATTGCGATGGAAGAGCATTCGCTGAAAGCCATTAATCTATTGACACTTCATACCTTCAATAATACCCGGCATGCCCCTAAATTGCCGGATCGATTAGAAGTCGATGTCAACTTAGCTGCGGCATTGATGCATGTTCTTCTTATCGCTGCCAAAGGCAAGATACCTGTTGGCAGCATAGTAAGAGAAATGATCGAGTACGATCTGAAGCATTAAGGTTCTTCGCCTGGGAACTCACCATCACGAATAATCTCAAGAATAATATTTACATCGAGATTTCTTGTAGCGCCTAAAGAATCTGTGGCAACAACATTGTAAATATATTCTGGTGCAAAACGTGTGCCAGTTCTACTGAAAGTTGCAGTGGCAGTGCTCAAACCTGTTGCCGTATGTGCCAGTGTGCCACTTACCAAAGTCCACGCGTAAGTCCAAGGCCCAGTGCCGAAAGATGCGACAGCAGTGCTTGATCCTGAAACTGTTATTGGCGCGTAGGCGGTTGTGTGATCGACCGCATAAACATCATTCGCCGTCAAATCAGAACCAGTGATAAAACGTTGCAGTGTGACATCGCGTGTAGCAGATGCCAGTAGCCCGTCACCGTCAACACCTGTTACTTTCCATGTCTGCGTCACGTTGTAAGCAGATACACCATCAGGGATGCTTAGATCGAGTGTGCTACTTGTCAAACCAGCATCATCGAATGACGTGCCGCTAGTGCCGACACGTTCCCACACGAAGTCCACAAAAGATGTGTAACCTGTTGCATTGGCCGTCAAAGTGATTGATGGGTGAGAAGGTGTTGCACCATCAGTGTCGGAACTAGCAGATGCAGGATCAGGGGTAATCGTGATGGAGAATGGGGACGACAAAGTGAAATTGTAAAACCATTGCACACCTGTGTTATTGGTAGTCAACCTTACAACGTCTGTTCGTCCCGCGCCATCGGATACAACATAAGGTACACCATCGACCGGAACGCAGCTTGAAGGAAATCCAAAAGTAAATGAACCAGTGTTTGTGATTTCAATTGAAATTTCATCTTGCGGTGCAACGTTAATAAACACTACTTGCGCAGGATCGATATTTTCAACAAGCAATAATCTAAATTGTGTGAAACGGCAATCGATTACAAGTAGGCCACTATCGTTCAACGCAAGATCGATAGTTGGAAAAACTGCATCGCTTATGAACATCGCATCCGACACAACGCTTGGGCCTGTAAGCCCTTGGCTGTTGGTCGCCCATACGCGAACACGATAAGTGCCAGTGAACGCATTATCCCATTCATCATTGCTGCTATCGCGATGGTATATCTGACTCCAATTACCATTATCTTTTTGCCATTGCACGCCATAGCCTGTAGCGCCTGGTACGTTCTCCCAGTCTGCAAATAAAACATTCGCAGCAACACCATGACCATAGCGAATATTGTTTACTACAGTGAGCCCAGTTGGCCTTGCCAGCACAGGGCGATTGGATATTGGTAAATCAGGTATTGGCGTACCGTCTTCGATAAGATCGAATTTGTAAGGGTTATGTTTTAATGCTGCCACTTCGTAACCTGGGCCTTCAGAACTTTCAGTGACAGCCAGCACGCGGAATGTCTGCGCATACAATTCGCTAGATTCAATAAGCCATATCGCATTTTTTTCCGGCAAGCCAGATAATGCTGTTGACAAAACCACATGGTTTGTCGTGATGCTATCGACAGTCGCAGACGACAAAGTGCCATCGGCCATCATTACCGACACTGTATCGCCTGGTGCGCCAATGACTGTCGAATCTGCATAAAACTCCGTAGTGCTGATTGGATTGGATACGCGACCGCCCATGCGCTTACCTGCGCGCAGTCGATCAGCTATTTTTATGATCTTACCTGGCGCGGCCAATGCACCATCCATGCCGACATCAAAACTGGCAACTTCAGTTTCCAATCGCTCAGAAATTAAAATGTATTTTCCTTGGCGGCGAGCTTGGCCGCGTGATGTGCAACCAAGAGCAATCACTTGTGTTTCTTGAATACCGTATTTAGCAATACCTTCTGGGTCTTCAATATATTCGACGCGTGTGCGGCCAAAATTGGACATGTCATTCCATGACACCAATGCCACAGTATGTCGAACTTTTTTAGAGCTACCGGAATATTTGAACTTGCCATTTTTTACATTGGCGTTCGTATAAAGTAAAGTTGGGTCTTCAGGCATATCGGCAACAGCAGTTATATTGCCGGATGCGACATAACTAATGCCGCGAAACATCGTAGCCATGTCCTGCATGAAACGATAAGCGTCTTGGCGAACCTGATAATAAACATTAGCAGTAAATCGCGGCTCAACACCGCCCAAACCATCATCGATAAATTCATCACAATAGACGCCGATGCTATAAAGTTTCCATTTGTTTATTTGTTCGATAGGTAATATGTGACCAAGGCCGTAGCGATCATTAATTGCCATATCGTAGTAAACCCATGCAGGATTATTGGAATATGCAATTTGAAAAGTTCCGTCCCAGATACCATCATACAGACGAGTTTCAGGATCGTAGTTCGATGGTACTTTAATCAATCTTCCCTTCATGTGGAAAGCGCGCGAAGGTATGCTTGGAAATTGTTTAGCGTCAACAATTGTTGAAACCAAAGCACTCATGGGCATGCGCAATTTAGCATCGACAATTTCAGTTATCGATTCTACTGCGGTGGTACCTTGCTCGGTTGAAGAAGTTGTATTTGGAGTTGTTCGACTGACGCGCACTGTCCAACCATCTGCGCTTGGTGGTAAATCGATACGATGCGAACGTTCGTACTTGGTGGTAGTTTTGCCAGTGAATGAATTTTCAAGCTTGGTCACGAAAGCGCCAACCCCAGTTTGCAATTCAATTTTATAGCCAACGCTATTACCATTGATATCACCGTTTGTTGGATCGGCTTTGGTCAATGCCAAAACTGCAATCCTTACTCTTATCGCAGTTACCGCAATGTTGCTAATGACTTGAGTGTACGCAGCTTCTGTACGTAACTCGAAGCCAACGGCAATTTCGTTTTCAACACCTTCAAATCCATTTATGTAATCTTGATCTTGGGTACCAACACGACTATCGATTTGAAAGTTAGTAAAGTTCTGCGTGCCATCGGCATTCTCAACTGGAACTTCGCTAAGATATATACAGCGCATTGGATGATCGCGATCTGCGAAACCATAAATCTCACCTTCGCTAACAAGGTCAAGTATTTTTGCGTAGGCGATACTATGCAGGCTATCCGGGGCTTCGATAGGAGTGCGTTGTTCCCCGCCAGCTGCTTTACCGCCACCACTGCCACGAACATCTTTCATTTTATACGCTCTCGAATTGACCAATCCAACCAGGTAAACCATTACCGCCAGTGCCGCCGCTACCAACTGATCCGCTATTATCTGGAATGTATGCCTGATCGACTGCATTGATACCGGCAGAAATAACTGCACTGCCAATAAATAATTCACCGTAAAGCACTGGCACAGGATTCCCTTGAGCTTGCGTATTTACCGGCCCACTGAAAGTATAGCTAGGAGTATTTTCTGGCCGCTCACGCGCGTTCGGGCCTTTTGGCACAGGTGTCAATAATTGAATCACTCCACCAACAACCAAGCCGATACCCATTTTGATTAACACTGGGCCAATCGGAAAGCCGAAGTAGGTAAGCACTGCGCCGATAACAATCAGAACGATGCCTGCGATTACCTGGAAGACACCATTTTTTTTACTACCTTGCACAATGGGTGCGAAACGAATTGCCTTATCACCTGCGCAATTACGAAGTTCTTCTTGGTGAATATTATTTTTGCCGTAGAAAACTGCATAGCTCAAACCATTTTCTTTGGAGTCCATAAGAAACTTTTCAAAGCCTGGAAATTGCGAACACATGGCAGAAACAGCTTCGGCAGCACTGCTAACTGCAAAGCGATGTATGCGGCCAAATTTTTTGCCGAGAACACCATACAGCTGAATTGTTTTAAGCTCGCTTTCCATTTACGACCCCTTTATGCCTACCAATACGCCGCGTTATCTCTTGCCAATAACCATCGTAAATATCACGACTACTTAAACGACCGGATACATGATGCAGCATTTGCCCATTTCCAACATATACGCCAACATGATTTGTTTTTTGCGAACGTAATTGCATGAAAATAACATCACCAACTTGCAACTTACGATCCAGCACATCCACAAAACCGCCGACTTCAAAATTTTCCATATACAAATCTTGGCCGTTATCCCACCAATGATTTTTACTATCGGGACGAATTAACTCGATACCGTATTCTCGCTTGAAGTAATCGTACATCAAAGTATGGCAATCTAAAACTCCATACGTGAAAACCCTACCAACATAGGGTGCCTGGTATCCAGATGGCTTGAAACTGCGAATATCTTTCGAGACTGGTTCTTTAGTAACGTCATCAAGCAGCACCGAAACTATGTGCCATTCAAGGCCCAATGCTTCACACATGGTCAGGTCACATTGACTTGGCACAGACGTTGTATTTGGATGCGAATGAACTACGGCAACCATTTCTCCCAATTCTTCAGCGCGCGCGAATTGTTCACCGCTAATATAGAAATCCGAAGTCGGATCATCGGCTTCATTGACGCATTCAAAATAAATTTCGCGCCCGTTCAAAATAATTATGAAGCCACAACATTCTTGCGGATACATTTTTTCAGCATGCGCGCGAATGCTATTTTCAGATTTCTTGTTCATTGCCGAATTAATCCGGCAGCTGGAAATCCTGCAAAATTCAAAACGTTGTCAGGCCAATCTCGCAAACGGCAACTGGCTAATTTTTTACCGCAGCGATCCAAGTCTGGGTCGCTAGTCGGATTGTCTTGAGCATCCGCAACGGGATCGCCCGTATAGCCACATAAAGCGCCCCGGTAGATAGCGGGGCAATAATCGGCAATTATGGGCCTGCGCGGCAGCATGATGCCTTGGAAGTTGAGCGCAGAACTAAGCTCAAATTCGATTACTTCTTCATTTTCACCAGCTTTGCGTTCGATATAGAAAATATCAGGCGGGAACTCTTGGGTCGGATCAGCAGTTGGATTAGCTTCTGCGAAATTGGCCGAGTCCAAATACTTCACCATCGTTCTCCGGCGTGTAATTTTAGCTCCAACAAAATCATCAAATGCCAAACACAACGCGCTCAAGGAACCATCGATATTACCAAACGTCAATTTGGGAACAGGCTGTTGGTCAGAAGTCAATGAGAAACCTTCAGCTTTCATAGGCCAATGGAAGTATTCGTTTTCTTGCCAAAATATTGACCCATCATTGTGACCATGAAAACGAATAATGCCGGAACCAATTTCTGTAGCATCCAATTCTAACAGTTCGACCATTCCGCCAGGATTCAGCGCCATCATGTCTGCGATAATGCCCATACTCAAATCTCCACTGGCTCATGCTCGATGCCAAACACTTGCACAAAATCCATTGTGACCGTGTAAAACATTCCGCCAACATTAGTCAATCTGCATTGGCCGACCAGTTTGTAAAAACCAATATCGGCAAGTGGTGGCTTCCAATAAAAAGCCTTACCTTTGTTTGTACGCATGAAATTTAATATTTCATCGATAACAGGCTTGTATCCTACAGAAACAACAGTCCATTTAATCAATTCCGCATTTATACCAAGTGAGACTTTTTGGAAATAACCGTCACCATAAGGGATCGAGCGAACAGCAAATTCTCCGGCACCATCGCTTGCCGTTGTTATGCGCCAAGTATATGTGTCAGTCATTACACCGATACTCCAACTTTCCACAAACTGCCGCCAGGTTGCATGGCTCTTTGGATTTCTTGATTTGCAACATTTTTCATACGATCAGTAAATTCATTAATTGCACTGCTATTTTCAGAATCGGTATTCTTATTGTCGCTCGATGATTTACCGTTACTATTTAGCGTTGTATTGATATTGACCTGAATGTTGGAGTTGCTTGTGACACCTGCCGATTTACCACTGACGATTGGGGAAATGGGTGAAATAGAAGTGGTACCCGCTGGTGACGATTTGCCAATGCTACCAATGGCACTGCCGATGCCGGAACCTGTTGATTCCCCGGCACCGCCACCACCGCTACTACCGACACTTGAAGTGCCGACACCGAAGGCATTCAATATCAAGTTCACAAAAGCAACTACAGCTTGCTTGATTAGAAAGGCAGCAATCTGTTTCAAAATGTCGGCCAACATATCTTTCCAAGCCAATTTGCCCGTAGTGGCGGCGTCAACCAGACCATCGACAATCGTATCCATTGCACGTTGAGTGATCGCTGCGGTTTGTTCGGCGACAGTACCGGCCTGATCGACCCACTGCTTGATGCCTTTTTTCAAACCACCCAGCCAGTCTTCACCGGCTTGTGCAGCCTTATCGTAAAAACGATTTATTTCTTTTAATTTTTCCTCATTACTTTTCTTCAACGCTTCCAAATCAGCATCGTAAACTTCTTGGGTAATGCTGCCACGCGCAAGTTCATTATTTAACTTTTGCAATTCGCGCGTGAAGTCAGCAGTGATCGATATCAACTGAGCTTGCTTTTCATATTCTTTGTCACTCAAGGCAATACGCAGCAACTTAAGATCGTTTTGCTGTTTGAGAGCAAGCGTTGTGTTGTCCAAAGATTGCTTATAGGCTTCGATGGCCTGCTTTTGTTTTAGCGCACGATCATCTTCTTGAATACCAAGAATTTTAAGAGTTGTTGCAGCATCGGCACGAACTTTAGTTAGTTGTGATTCGAGTGTTGCCAATTGGCGCTGATTATCAATCGAATCTTTACCAGTGATGTTACGTTCACGAAGCACTGCTATCTGACCAGTTATAGCTTTTTCTTGAGCGGCCATATCTTGCTCAACCAATTGCTTCGACTTGGCGTAAAACTCACTCGCACTGATTAGCTTAGCATTGAACTCAGCTTGCAAAATTCGACTATTGTTTTGAATTGCAGATTGCTCTTCAGATAATTGATCTTTGAATTGTTGCAAGTCAGCTTTGTTGTTTGCATTATCTATGGCACGTATGGTTGCCGATTGGTCTTTCGGTTTCTTTGCACCTTTAGCTATAATTTCTTTTTCAAGTAGTTCGGCATTATCCCTAATTGTTTTAGCTAATGCTTTGTCACCGGCAATTTCCGCATTCTTGATAGCTTCGCGTGTTTCCCCACGAAGTTTGATGATAGCAGCTGCACGTTTTTGTTCATCGGACTGGTATTGCACCAATTCGTTACGAATAGCTATTGACGCTTCATTCGCGCGTTGCTTCGCTTGATCTGCAATTTTATTTTTAGCGCCAGGATCATTAGCGATAGTGGATTCAGCAGAAGCAATTGCACGCTTAGCATCAGCCACATTTTTTTCTAATTGCGGGATGTCGAAAAAGCCTTTAAATGTGGCAGTTTTTGCTTCCGCCAATTTTGCTTGTGAAAATGCAAGTTCTTTCTGAGCCGCGCTTAATTCACGCGCGGCTTTCTGTACGGCAGTAGTGTCGCTAACTGCAAATTTAATACTGTCCCACGCATCAAGCACGTCCAACTTCAAACGCTTCCATGCAGAAGACATTAAGTTCACGTTCTTGATAACTTCGGTTGATCGCTGAGCTAAAACTTCGCTACCAGTTTTAATAGCAAGATCGACGGCTTCTTGTTCGCGACCTTGATCTTGCAATGCTTTTATTTGCTGATAAACCGCATCAGTTAGGAAATGATATTTTTCATTTAATTCCAATATACCTTTTACTGGGTCTTTGGAAAGACGTGCGAAATCGGCAATCGTGGCATCGATAGCTTGACCTGTTGCTTGCTCGAATAGAATTGCAGCGCGTGCAACTTCAGTAAGTTGGTCAGCTGTGAATTTACCTGACAACGCTACTTGCACTACTGCCGCATTTGCAGTACCGGCAGAAATGCCGAGTTTTTCAAGTGATTGTGCGGTTGCGACCAGTTGACCTTCAGTGGCACCTAAGCCTGGGCCAGCCAGTGTCACGGCATTGGCGAAAGCCCTTGCTTCCTTGTCGGCCTGATTCCATGCGACAGCAGCCGTAGCGATCACTGCGGCCAAAACGGTATAAGGGTTCACCAAAGCCAGCAATTGCCCACCGAGCGCCTTGGCGGCAGGCACGATGCCGCCAAACAAGTCTTTCAACTGACCGCCTTGTTGAAGCAATACGGTCAAGGGATTCTGACCCCCTTGGAGAGATACCGCGATGTCGGTTATCTGGGCCGGTACGCCGCGTAGTGCTGCCGCTACCTGCTTGGTACTAAGGCCATAGGCATTGAGCTTCGTGGTGGTACCAAATAGTGCGTTCTCTTGAGCCTTGAGTGCTGCGATCTGCGGGGCGAGCCTGGAAGTCAAACCTAACTCAGCGGCTTCAAGCTCCAACAGTTCTGATCGTGTCTTGCCAATAGCAGCAGCTTGTTTTTCGACACTGCGAACGAATGCGTCTTGTCGCGCTGCATTTTCCGTTTCTTTGGCAGCTTTCGATAGATTTTCACGGATTGCTTTTATTTTAGCATCGACTGCACTAAGCAATGGTGTATCGACACCTTTTTGCGCGGCTTTAAAAATACGAAATTGGTCATTTGTTTTATCGATACCTTCAGCATAGTTAAGCAAACTGGTCGCAGCTTTTTTGCTTTGACCAGATGCTTGAGCAAATGCCTCTTCTGCCGCTTTACCTAAACCATCGGATAAATTTTTGGCTTTCGATATCGACGCTTCGTAATCGGTAAGATTAACTGCAATGTCTAACCGAGCGGTGCCTAACGAAGTGTCTGTGCCAGCCATGTTTTTCACCGTTTATGTATGTTGGTTAAAGCGGCCATTTCTACAACTCGAAAATCGTGAATGTATTGCTCGAAGGCGTCACCTTCTATTTTCTTCCGATTCAAGTAATGGTGCAAAATGTTGTAGTCAAAACCGACTGGCCCATTTGCCGCAACTCTCCATTGACTTGAATAAGTTCGGAAGAAATCCAACACTTCCCAATTCTCATTCCAAACTTCTACATCCGGTTCCACATAATCGCTAGGTTTATACATGGTTCCTTCTAACTCTGCGGCGGTTGGACGTTCCCAATAAAGAACTTCTACCGCCGCTACGAGTTTTTTTCTTTTGCTACCCTGCGTGCTTCGTGATAACCGTAAATCAAAGCCACCACCATGCCGGGACGATCATTTTCAACTTCACGAATACCTTCAAGAGTGCAAGGGTATTCTGATTCCCAATCTTTCAGAATAAATGCCAATGTTTCGGCAGGTTCTTCTGGGTTTGCCGCAAGGTGTTTGTCAAGTTCGGATTGCGGCTTATTGTGATACGTGACATTGAACTTGAACTCTTCACCCTGGCCTTTGATAGCCAGGGTGGTTTTGATTTCTTCCACAAGTGTACGTTTAAGCATTTTATGCTCCAAAACGAACAGGATCGGATTCAAGCGACAGCGATGCTTGAACAGTCATGTTCTGGTTGACATCCTTTGTAGGGACTTTATTAAAGGCCAAGGTACCGACATAATAAATCGTGTCGCCGCTTGGGAGAATTTCACGGATAACGACCAAGTTTCCAAGACGATCCAATTCAATCATTTCTTCATACCAAGCCAAATCTGGATCGTAATCGAGAACAAAAGTGATCGCGCTTGCAGATTTGAATGTTGGCTTTTTGCGTTGACGACCACCTTCATCTTCAACGTATTGGTACTCGAAATAGTTTTGCTCACCACCTTCGAGTTTTACATC